CATATAAAGTACCGTAAACTGCTGCAGCATTAAGGTCAGACCAGTCTTTTGCAGGTATACGTAATAGTCTGTTTAAAGTGCCATTTACTATGGCATCTCTGTAATCCGACATAACTGTAGAATCACAAGACGTAGAAGTATGAGTAGGTTTTAAACACGCTCTTATAATAAGCCCATTAGTCTTTGCTGTTGAAGGTATAGGCACAATTAAAAAAGTATCTTGTGTATTTTTAATAACATACTCAGGAGTACCTGTAGAATTTCTCCAATCAGGTTCTCTTTGTTCTAGTAACCCGCTAGTTACAGGTTCTAGCACATCACCATCAAAAATAGCCCATTCTATTTTATGAACTACTGTACCTGATGGTGGATCAAAATCATATTCATATACATCTCTTGAAACCGTAATAGGGTCTAACTCTTTTTGATATACAGCAGACCTTTCACATAACTCTATAACTGCAGAGCGTATATGTTGTTGTATTAAAGAATCAGGGCAAGACGGCACTATTGGTATTATCTCAGATATTAAAGATTCATATGTAGTTGTAGCCATTATTTATCCTACTTGTTTTTCATTTGCAGGGTTTAGTATCCCATCTAATTGTGTTTTTTGCCCGATAGCATTAGTAAATAACGTATAGTATCCCGTAGCTTTAGCTTGGTTTCCTGCACTCTCGGAATCTTTATTGTGAGCCATATATAAAATAAAGTTTATAACAGCATTTGCATATATGTCACTAACTCCTAATTCAGAAGAACCACTGCTAGAATAATCAAGTACCCCTGGTACTACTGAATAAACTATCTCTACAAAAGCACTACCTGAAACTCCTGGATATACGTAAAAAGTTTTTGGATCCATTTCGTCATATACCCAATGTCTGACTATATTTGTATGTTTAGAAAATCCTGTAGCAGTTGTTGTATGCCAGTTTGGATCTTGTGCATCTAGTATTTCTCTTGATACTTGACGTATTACTCTACCACCTGCAGCATCACCTGCAGTACTAGCCATATTACGAATAACTCGCAATATTCTACAACCGCCAGTAGGTATAGACTGCTGTGTTCCAGTAGCTAATTGGATGTTTGTATTAATAGATGTAGCATCGGGTTTTAATAATGCTATTTCACGTTGAGCATCATTAAGATAATTAAGTAACTCTGTTTGAGTCCATCGTATGTTGGTAGTATCTTGTAAGGATATTTGTACCCTATCTAAAATATTTTTAACTGTTAAAGCCATCGGCTACCTCAACGTAAGTTAAGAGCCTCTTCCCATGCAGCTTCTCGCTGTTCACTAGTTATGGTAGAGCCACTAAGTTTATTAACTACGACTGCTTTGGGAGTTCCATCAACTTTAAAGTTATCTGGATTACCTTCATCAATTAGTGTTGTCATAATATTTACTAATTTTTGAAAGTCGTCATCCTCCTCCTCAACAACAATCTCTACTTTTTCTTCGGCTATTTCAGTTACTTCTTCAATAACTTCAGGTTGCTCTGAAAAGATTTTAGCTCCTTGCTCTAATGCTAAAATACCTAAATGTTCTGGTAACTCTCTAGGTTCATTTGCTTTTATAAGCACAACGTGCCCACTTAAAGAAGCTATTCGCATATCTTCAGTGCATATAATTTTCATTAACTACTCCTTAGTTAAATATGACCTCCCCCGAAGAGGAGGTCACAGTTTTTCAAACTACTTACTAAAGTAAGCAAAGAATGTGATTGTACCTGTTGCACCTGTAGCTGGAGCTGTTTGTACATGTAGGTCAATCGTATCTGTAGCTGTAAACTCTAGGGGCCCTGCTGCAAAAGCAGTTCCACCGTCCGAGTCTGCATCCAAAGCACTGGCGATTGCAACACCTGAGCCTTGACCAATGGTTGAACCATCAATAATGTCATCTGAAGTAGATGCAGTTTCAGTAGTACTGTTACCGTAACCTACGTCAAGAACAATTGCTGGAGAACCATTAGTGTCAATATCAGTAGACTTGATAACTATACTATGCAAAGTTTCCCCTGCAAAAACGTCTACAAGTTGTACTACGTCATTGACCACAAATACAGGGCTAGAGAATACGGTTTTTCTTACAAACATACCGCCTGGATGCTGTACGTATGCAGAATTACCTTCTACTTCACCTGACTTATATAAAGTTGCTATGGTAGCCATTTATTAATCCTCCTTAGAAAGCTGTATCGACAGCAATTACTCCAAAGTCTTCAACAGACCCATTGTAATCACTATTATACTTTGGTTTACGGAGGCCGAAAATCTTACCAATACTGATACCTTGTTGGTTTCCATAGTCAAAGCTTTCTTCAACTATTTCAGGTAAACCGATATCAGCCATAGCAAGGGCTTGTGCACCACAGAATAGTGCTCGTGCACCATTTACTGTTCCACTAGATCCAAATTTAGATCCACTCGCAGCACCAGCAGTGTTATAAACGTGTCTAAACTCGCTTATCATAACACCGTCTACCATTAGACTAGAGCTTCCAGCAAATAACTGGTTCTGAGGTCCTCGTAGACTTGCTTGACGTACGTTAGCAAGAAAATCTGAATCAAGTTTTAGATCGGCCATTTGTTGTGGAGTTACAAACATGTAAAACATTTCTTCTCCACCAGGTCCTCTAACACCACGAATGTAGTTGTCTTTAGCATATGCTTTAGTTTCAACAATACATTTGTAAGCTAGAGTGTCCGCAGCTGCTACAGCTGTGGTATCACCTGCTGATAGACCGTCCGTGGCATCCCATCGTCTGTGACGATTTGTTGTTGGGGCTGAAACATCCGATGCAAACTCAAGGTCAGCTAACTCATGTCCAGTTGTAGCAGAAGTATTACGTGTAGCTCCGTTTGTTTTCGAAGTATACGCAACACCAGAAAGTGTTAAGAACGCTAACTGGTCAATACGATCTGCTATAGCATAAGCTAGTGCATCTCTAGAGTTTTCTCTAAAATTTACAACACTCTTTTGGTCAGCTAAACGACCTGCTAATCTGTTAGCAAAACGTAGTTGATCAAGTTGAATGGTAATATCGAAAGCTCTTAGAGATTCTTCATTACCTTCCAAAGTGTTGTCGCCTGTGACACCATCACCTGTCATGTCAGCAAGCAAGGTTATTACCGCTTTGGTACCTTTTTCGGATCTTGTTAGATCTGTAATTCTCTGCACCATAGCATTGGAACCAGTTCCAGCGAACTGATTGATGAATGACATATTACGTGCCACTCGCCAGAAATCACGACTCCAAGCCGTAAGTTGGTTTGAAGTCAATGATGCAAAATTGGTATTAGCCATCGCTAAACTCCTTACATTATTAACTATTTTTACTTAACTGACTTTTGGAGCAGTATAATCCGTATACCCACTATCGTAGGGAGAACGGTTTTACGTATTTTAGAGTTACGAACTCAGCATATTTTACGCCCTGCAAGGCGAATATACGCTTTTTTACGTCAGCGACTACGGTTTAATATCGTTTAAACGGACGAAACTATAGCAAGGATAACTTAATATTTGAGGGAAATCTAGCACCGTATTGTTTACCTACTTATCATATAGCTTGATAAGCTAGATAACCCTCAAATTTTTATCCTATATCACCACGAAGTCGTTTTAATGTAGCCTCTGGTAAAGCATTAAACTCATCTTCACTCATAGAAGCTATATCAACGGTTTTTTCTCCGTGTGCGGCAGAACTCTCACCAGGCATATCGGGTGGTTGAGACTCTGCGGCTTTTAATTTTTTCTTTACTTCTTTACGTTTTTTAGCAACTTGATCAACTTGTTTAGGTGCAGGTTGTTTAGGTTGTTCTGATAAAGTAGTAGTTTCTGTTGGCGTATCTAGATTATTACTATTTACTACATAATTTACTGCTTTTTTAAGAGCTTCTGCGGGCACAGTACCCCTAGTTACAAAAGCATCTCGTAGTTCTAACACTTCATTAGTATAATCTTCGTTAAAAACTTCAGAAGTTTTATCAAAAACAGGATATTTTGCTTCTATTTCTTTAGCTACAACCTGTAAATCATTTAATTGTTGACTTTCAGTAGTATGTTGACTGAACTTCTGACCCATTTCATACTCAAGCTGTGCTTTTTCAGCTGCTCGTATCTCTTTTCTCAAAGCTACAGCTTTTTCAGTCTCACCATTAAGTACATGGTCTTGATATAAAAGTTCTTTAGCATCGAAATCATAAGGCTGAGGAGCTGGATCAGGTGTAGGAGCTTCTTTTTCTGCAGTTAAAGCATCTATTTGCTCTTGTAATTTTCTTGTTTTAGCAAGAACCTCATCCAATCTAGACTTCGGAACCATAGGTTTTTTAGCTTCTGGCTCTTCAACTTGCTCCACTTCTTCAACTTCTTCAGTCTCGGTAGTATCTTCAAGTTCAGCAGCCTCTTCAACCTCGGTTTCTTCTGGTTCAACTGTTTCTTCTGTCTCACCATCTTCTTCAGTTGTCTCAGTTGTTTCCTCTGTCGTATCGTCAGTTTCTGATTCACTTACTTGTTCCTCAGTTGTTGTTTCAGCAGTTGTTTCTGGTGGATCAAGTTGTTCGTCTGTAATTTCTTCAGCGAAATTTAAATCAACTTCATACTTAGCTTTTTCCATTGGATCAGATCCAGGATAGGAAATCCCAAGATTAACACTGCCTTCTTCGTTTTTATCCTCAGCCATTAATAACTCCTTTTATTAGTATCCGTAACCCATCCTTGACTTAGGCTTACTAGCTTTTTTAGTTTTCATTTTTTTCTTTGTCATTTTCTTTTTCTTTGTCATCTTCTTTTTCTTACCCTTCATCATCTTCTTATCGCCATGCATCATAACACTATCCTCCTTATCTAAAGTTTTCTATGTTAACAGGACCTGGTGGTGTGGGTTCTACTGGTTCTGGAACCAATGTATTATTTTTTGCTGCATTAGACATAGCAGTTGCAGCAATTTTACTTGCCGCTTGGGTTTCTGCTTGTGATTGTCTAGTACTATTAGTTAATGCAGATAATTCTCTTCTTAGATCTAACTCACGTTGTTTCATTTCAAGTTTAGCTTGAGCTTCTGCAAGTTGCAGTTGTGGTTGTACACTAGAAACATCTTGAGCCTTAGCAAGATTAACTTGAGCTTCGCTTTGTAGTTTCTGTACTTCTGCTTCCAACTTGGCGATTTCAAGTTGCAGTTGTTGAAATTGAAACTGTTGCTGTATTTGTAACAACTGTTGTTGCTCTGGGCTTGGTGGTTCTTGACCTGTAAGAGTACGTATTCTTCTAGCAAGTTCAGTTTTATCATTAAGATTACTATACTGCACAATAGCATCATCTGGTATTGCTACTCCTACTTGTCTTAAGTTTAGAGCTTCAGCAAATTGAACTTCGTCAAATGAATCTCTAGCTGGAGTAGTATTTACAACAACATCATATTCACCGATAGTAATATCATTAATAATTTGATCACCTACCTGCTGATTAATAACCATCATTTCATTTTGTTCCATTTCATCAGAAGCTTCACCATTAGCAATCATGATAACTCTTTCTTCTGTATAATACTGTTGTATTATGTTTAGTACTTTTTCAGCTAGATATAATCTTGTCTTTTTAAGATTATCTAATGGTACTTGAATCATGACAATACCACGGTTCTGTTTAGCCTGAATAGCTACACCCGATACTTCAGCACTATCTGTTCCTAACATGGAATCATTGATACCGCTTATTTCTTTAATATTGTTAGCTGCTTTTAAACTAATTCTATCTAACCCTGTAGGTATTTGATTAGGTTGTATCTTCCCTGGTGGAGTTGAACCACGATTATATTCAAGAACTAAACCTGTTTCTGCTCCATGTTCTTCTAAATCTTCTACTTGCATGCTAGTCAGTGATCCTGATTCTACTAACCAACCACTGTTTGCTGTAGTGTTTACAATATGCAGCTCTTGACTTGCTACTTTATTTAGCTGTTCTTGTGGAGACAATAAGTTACGCACCATACCAAAAGGTCTACCCCTACGAAAGTAAGCAAAGTAAGGAACGATAGTAAATTCATCATACGGAGACCAGTCATCAAACAATACTACTTTGTCGCAGGTTACGGTCCAACGGACACGTTTTTTCATTTTAGAATATAAATCTAGGTCATATTGTTTAGCGAATTTTTTTGTCTTTGCAGCCGACCAGTTTTCAGGAACAGGACGCATATCTCCATTTTGTTTGTCAACGAAACAGTCAATACGATGCAGCTTTTTATATTGACGTTCTATTACCCGTAAAGCTTTTACACTTCTATATTCATCACCATAACCTGTAGTAGAAGTACCTATATAATCATCAGTATCATCGGTATCACCGTAACGAGTTTCATAGTATTCTACTGAATCCCTGCCATAAGTCTGACCGTTTTCGGCAATAAAAAGTAATTTATCGGCTTGTTCTTTGCCGTATAGTTCTTCGATTTCATCAAGAGTCATCCATTTTGTTTCAAACACTTCGTTCCAAGTTGTTGAATCATACTCTTTGGCATCTGGATCAAGAATAATATCTAACGGATCTTTTGCAGTAATTCTAACTTCGCCTTGCATGTTATCACTAAAATCTATGCGAACATCAAAATAACCACGACCGTCCATAATTAAACCGTCAGTAAAAACCTGTTGTTCTACCCAGTCTAATTTATTGTTATCTGCAATTTGTGAAAATAATTTTGTTAATGTATCTGCAGTTTCTTGTTCTGCCCCCCGTCTAGGTTTGAATCTAATATCAGCTCTACGATTTACCTGTTCGCCTAAAACAGTATTTATCGTTGGTAAAATAGTATTGATGGTTAATGCAGGTCG